TATTTATGCCACAAAAAAAGCCCCCTTAGGAGGCTTTTTGTTTTTGCTGTTATTACGGAGTACCGGCACCAGTAACTGCGTTACCTATTCCCCTAACTACTGCTGCGCCTATACCTTCGACGTTACCGGAGGCTGCTATTCCGTTAAACTGTAACAAGTTATCGTAAGCGATAGTTAGAGCCACAGTCATGTGTTCGTTGGTTGAATAATTAGCATCACCGTAATCTACGTTTTGTACAAAACATCCGACTAATTCAAAAGTTTCTAAAGTTGCATTAACTAACCCGCCATTGCCGCCGTCGAGAACTTCGATTTTCGTTGTAAATTTATAATTAATACCTGACCGAGCAGATGCCTGTTCTGCAAAATCGTATTGTTTCTGGATCTGTTGTCCTACAAGTTTTTGTACCTGCCCACTAGCATCATCACGCAAGGTCAGAGTGATGTTTTCCAGTGTGTATCTTCCAGCCAGCTTGACCTTGGAGTTATAGACATCTAGAGTCATTTCTTCAAATGATACTTTGGGTCTAGTTACGTCCTGAACCTGTTTAGTTAGTTCAGTTGATCCGGCAACACCAAATCCCAACAGTGTAACTCTAAAGCGATATTTTAATTTAGGCATCAACAACACCTGTGTGCTGCCAGCTGCGTTGGTAGTTGGAATACCTAAATTATTCAGTGATGTAATTGCCATTTTTAAATTTCTCCTGTGTTCTTGACACGTAACGGAATGTAAATGAACTCAATCGCCTTCACAGGTTCAATTGCGATATCAACGTACAGTTCGTTTCGATCTATTCTCGACGGAGTGTTGTTGCTTTCGTCGCAAACAACCGCAAAGTCGTAGAGTGCTCTTAGTCCCACTAGCTCTAATAATAGACTTTCTACAGCTTGTTTTATTTCATCACGTGTAATTTGATCGTTAGGCTCAAATATATAAGGACGAGCTAGTTTGTTCAACTGGCTGCGTAGGTATACCACTAGACGTGCTACGTTGATACGATCTAGTGCTGAAGCATTTCTTGCACGAGTCTTTTGACCATGTGCTACCAGTCCTATTCCGTTAAAGAATGGGATTGGGTTAACTTTTAGATCATACAGTGTATCACGCTGCCCTTCATTTAGAGCAACTGTTTGAAACTCGCCTGTAGCAGCATCTATAAAGCCCACTGCTGTGGCATTGGTAATTCCGCCTCGGCGTGTTCCTGCTGGAGCAAACCATGGAAAGCTGACATTGTCACTGAGTGTGATAGTTTTCAGCATCATGTGGCTGGCTGGAACCACTGCAGGAGAACCGCTGAGATCAGTGGTAAATCCATTTGGATAATAAACTGCACAATACTCATCATATGTAACAATGCCGTCATCACCGTTGTCTGTGACTAGGTTGGCATTTGAGCCCCAAGTGGTTAATGATGTTGCATCTGCTGCCAATCGCAATGGAGTATCACCTACCACAAACGCAGTAACACCGCGATCAATGTTTAGGTTTACTAGGTTGCTCAACAGCTCTGGATAACCAGGAGCAGCTATGATATTGAAGTTACGGCGTTCTTCGTCACGTATTTCTTGACTGGTATCAACCACACTCTTCAAGGCCTGTGTTACAACCTTGCGCTGTGCTTTGCGACCAAATGATCCTGAACCATCTTCATTGTTGCCACTAGCTGTGGTCCAGCGGTCTGTAGCATAGGTTTCCATACTTTCACCGCTTTGGAATGCGTCGCCTGCTAGAGTAGCTGTTCCGGTTCTTGGATTATCAGCAGTAGTATCGATGTAGCTGTTTTGATACTGTTTAACGTTACCACCACTGCGACGCAGATTCCATAGCAGCATACCTTTAGGATATAGTGCAGGGTCTGGAGCATCTGGATCTAAGAAGTTGTTGGTAATCAAATCTTCTATGGAGCTGGCCACTGTTGAAGTACCTGCGGTATTCCAACGTGCATCTGCAAACAACACACCTTCTTCTGTGGTCTGATCTGCTTTGTCCACTAGTTCCCAACGCTGCGCAAGATCAGGTATATCACTCAAGTTGGTATTGTATCTGTAAATGGTTGGAAAGTTTTCTAGATCTGCTGTGCTGATCCATATATCACCATTGGCTGTGGTCCCTTGCTTGTAGGGATTAGAAGCAGCTACGATAGGTAGATATCCATTTCTCAATGTTGCTGTGGCTGCTTCATAGTAAGGGGCTGTCAAATGACGATAGCCAACCCATGTGTTTCCGTTGTGTACCATTAGATCCACTTCTGAGAAATTAGGATTATACCATAACTGCCCGTCTTGTGGTTCGTTCAATGGAGCATCACCGGAGGCAGCGAATCTTGGATCCGACGCTGCTAGTGGTTTCCATCCAGAAGCTAGATAGCCTCCGGTAGCAGTTTCTGCTGCGTAGAAGTTTTCTGTGCCTGCTAGTGTATCTATGTTGTAGGCAGTGAAAGTACTGGCTACTGGGGTGCCGCCAGTATCTTCTAGTCTAAAATCTCCGCCCAGTATGTGACTGATAATCAGTCTGTTAGATGTTGCACTAACTTCTGTAACAGAAGCCACAATGTTGGTAAAGCCAGCTGCATTGATAGCCGCTGCCATTAGTTCTGCATCTGCGCTGGTATTGACTGCTGTGAATGTTATTGTTTTTGCAGTGTCTAGAGCAAGTGTAGTTTTTAGTGATTCACTAATGGTAAATGTTTTAGTACCCGAAGATCCTAATGTACCAACCTTGATAACATTGCTAGTAATACTGGTAGCTGCACCAACTGCAATATTCCTACGCCATAGTCTAAATGTAGCTGTTGTAGGAGTTGTGTCAAAGCCCGATGTTTCTTTGGCATTGGCCTGTGTGAATAATGCACTTTCTGGAATACCTGCTCCACCACCACTGCGATCTAGATAGTACAGTGCTGCTGCTGTAGTGTCATAGATAGGTGCTTCATAGCTGACCCATGACAGTGTTGCTGAACTCCAACGCTTGGCTCTCCAACGAGCACCGTTATTAGGTTCTGTGGTTTTAATCCATACACTGCCAGTGGCTGCTCCACCGACGGTATCTGTATTTTCACTACGTTTGTAGCTAGGTATAGATGTATGAGGCTGCTGTGCTAGGCGTGGGCTTAGATAAACTCCTGCTGTAATACCTAGTGCGCTAAGAGCTGTGGTTCCGTTTTCTAGTAAAACACGACCGTCTGGGCCTGATGAATCTAAAGGAGTTCCATCAGCTGCTGATCGTCCATCAGAATAAATGTATAATCTACCACTAATAGCCTGTGCATTAACACCTTGGATGCTTGCACCATTAATGGCTGTAGCTATTGCCCCAGTATTTCCTGATCCAGCGATCAGTTGGTTGTTGACATAAAAGTTATAGCTCACTGAGCCACTAACTGCTGTGCCACTAACTACTGGCCAACTAGCTGCCCATTCGTTAGATCCAACTAATACCCATTCGCCTGCATCAACAGCTGTTCCGCCGCCGGATACGCCACCGTTACCTGCAGATTTATAATATATTCTAGCATATTCTTCTTCTGCACCGAATGAAGTGTCACCTTCTACAGTTCGAAATACAACTGCATAGTCACCGATCTTACCTACTCCTTCTTTTGGAGCATTGCCTGTGATCTTAGAGGGAAAATCTGCGTCTGTGAGTACAATTGGCACCTTGTATGTGAATTTCTGGCCGCCTACAACGGTAGCGGCAGCGCCGTTCCACTCTTGAACACCCCAGGTTGTGGCCTGTGTATCAATCCACCACTGGCCGTTATTGGGATTCGCTCCCGGAGCGTCAGTCTGTGCTTCTAGTTCATCTAGGTCAATATCTGCTCTTACAATAAAAGCAGCATTGCTTACACCTAATAAACTGTAGGCTGTAAGCAGTCCATATTCGTTGCGCTCTGAACCATGTACAGGAGTAGCACTGGCTGTTTTCTCAAAGAACGGAACACCAAATGTTTCTGTTAGTTCACGCTGGCTGGTTATCTTAAAGGCCTTGCCAGCATTGGCCGCTGTGGTACCCAATGCAGTGCCTGTGCCTGCTCCATTGGTTTTATCTTGCGCTGTTGCTACTACGATAAGAGGTGTAGTACCAGGTTCTGCTGGTGTATAAAAACTCTCGTCGATTACCGTAACTTGTACGCCTGGTGATTGTAGTGCCATCCCATTTTCTCCTGGTAATAGTTGCTCATAATATTTAGCCGTGCGCAACAAAAATGGATGGTTAATACAAGGTCAAAAGGGGTGGAAAAGGTACAGAAGCGTTAAATATCTGTATGCGACCATTATGCAAGTGCGGTGCAAGACCCTGTGCTGTGAACTACAAGAAAAATTCCAAGACCTATTACAGAAGTCTTTGTGAAATCTGCTTGGCTCATGGTGTATATACAGGAGTACCACGGTGGTTACGCAGTGGCTATAAGATGAAATCTCAATGTGAGAAATGCGGATTCAGGTCGCCGCATGCGGAAGTATTTAGGGTGTTTCACATGGACGGCAATCTAGACAACTGCCGTCCTGCGAATCTAAAAACTGTATGTTTAAACTGTGCTGGCG